CCAAAAGATAAATTATTTTCAAAGAAAACATCAGGCAAAGCATCTTGAGGTTCTGTTTCAAATATAATTAAATCAGCAGCTCTAAATACTTCAATTTTTGCTGTTACACAATACTTTCTTGAAAGAGGATAGCCAACACCTGTACAGCTTTTTCCTGATGACATTTGCAGTATTAACTGATTAGTAACAGGGTTTCTGTAAAATTGAAGATACATTGTGGTAAAATCAACCTGATTTAATATACCTAAAGCCGGAATATATTCCAATTCCGTAGTTCCGTCTTTTGAAGTTCCCGTATCTAACAACTGAGCAACATTATCTCCATTCCACCAATCAACAAAGTTATCATAGTCGGCAGATGCAGTAAGTCCTCTTTCAAAAAGATAACCTCTACGCTCACAAGCACCACCGACTCCACCTCTATTCCAATTAAAATTTATATTGATAATACTTCCCGCAGGAATGGTATAATCCTCATATTCCCACAACGGATTTAAAGGGTCAAATCCTGCTCCTTTATTCACGTTAACGTCATACGATAATATTGTGTAGACTCCTCCCCTTGGAGCACATCTACTTTTTTCCCCTAAGTCTATAATAGCATCAGGGTCAAGTACAGCGGAAAAGCTATTTGGATTGATTTTAACATACAATCCTGAAGGAACTGTAACGTCATCAAACCCTACAGGAGTTATAAATCCCGATTCTTGTGCTTGTTTTTCTAATATTGTCGCATAAGCACAATTGGTTTTTGGTCCATCAGTATCAGCTTTAACAATAAGCCTATCTCCTACTTCAACCTTTTTGGTATTTTCTCCTTCTAAATAAAACCATACCGCATTTGTGTCAGGGTCTGTAAAGAATAGATTACAATAAATTGTATCATAATTTTCTTCATCAGGCTTAATTACAAACTTATATCGAGTAGCCCAATAAGGAGCTCTTTGGGTAACAGGTATTGTTACACGTATTGAATTTTTGTTTGCCGAAAATCCACAAGGTATATACACAGCATTATTTGGACTAACTAAAGCTGTAGAAGCTCTATTAAACTCGTCCATATATACAATACCTATTTCGTATCCACGATTACTATGTAAACTTCTTGGATTTCCTATTTCTTGAAACGTAGCATCTGCAAAACTTATAGTATAATATTCATAAACAAACCCTGTTGGTGTAGCGGGATTGTCAACAAATTTCATTGCACATAACTGCAACCCTATTTGTGTACTTGCAGGAGATGTTATAATTTTTATAGGTTGGTTTACTCCTGTAATACCGCTTCCTACCTTTTGCAAGGCATCTAAATTATTTGGTATAATACAGTTTACTGCATCTGTAAATGTTATACCATCGCAAGATGTTTCTGCTCCCGGAGTAGGGTCATATACAGGTAATATGTTTGTAGCTGTACCAACAGCTTCCTGAAACTCTACACTTGAAGCCAACGCATATACAGACGGATAATCAGCATTTAAAAAATAATCAAATGTAACATCTATGTTATCTGTAGTCTCTGTTGGGTCAGGTAATGTACCTGAAAATGAATCGTGTGTAAATGTAATTGTCAAAGTAATAAAAGAACCGGCAACAAGATTCGCTCCTGCTAAATCTATAAACACTACAGAATTAGGAATAGATACAGGTCCATCAACTTGATAATTACCTGTTTGTGTGCTGTCAGGAATATTTATGACTCCAATTTCTTCAGTTATAAACTGAGCAAGATACTCTAATTTTATTGGTTGACCGTTTTTATCTATTAAGTCATACCCCTCAACATAATTTCCATACATAAGCCTGTTGCCCATAATCGTCTGTGCTTTGGCAAAACGAGGAACATTATCATAAAGCCTAAGTATTTCAGCTTCATTTAAAATGGTAAATATTTTACTGTTATTAAAAGAGAATTGATAGATTTGATTATCAGCAAGACCGGATTCCGCCTTATTTATTTTTTCAATAATTTTTATAATATTGTTGTTTGACTGCTTAAATAACAAATCAATACCAACAACCAAAGGACCTCCTGAATTGTAACTAACAATTGCAGTGTTGCAAAAATTAGTCATACCCTCATTTAGCATACTGTTTATACTAAACTGAAAGGGATTTGGAATAAATGCAATATCTGACCATTGAGAAGTAGCAGAGTACTCTCCGTTCTCATACTCATATCTGTATGCAAAGCAAATAAATCTGTCTTCTAAATAGTTTTCTTGCCCACTTGTAGTAATTAAATTAATAGTAGGAGATTGTGAAGGAGGTCTTTTAATTACAAGAATAGACTCGGCACTAAATTGGTCTATGTTTCCAACAGGATTAGCATAGTTCTTTTTAACGTTAATTACTCTTGGAGCATTGTAGTCGTCTGTAAAAAACAATAAGTCTTCAATTATATCAACTCCTGTAATCAAATATGTTGGGTTAAAATTTAAAGTAGTTGCAAGACCTGACCCATCATCTATACTGATTATATGATAAGTCAAAATATTTGTATATACATTATAAGAAACTATTAAATCAAGTTTTCCTGTGGCACCAACCAAAAAGTTCGAGTCGTGAACAAACCAATAAATAGTTTCTCTTGCACTATCTTCAATAGCACCTATACATTTTGCACTTGTGCTAAGAGGAGTACCGTCTATGTACGCTAATGCTGTTAAAGGCAGATTACCCATTGTATTAGTAATGACCCCTACTTCAGATTTTTCAGTAGAACCCATTCTGACGTTCATAGCGTCAACATATTCTCCATCAGGAAGTAGTCGTTGGTCAACGACTTTATTCATTCTTCCTGCTATAAAATTTCTTGTTAAGTTTGCCATACTACTTGATTATCTTGTCCATTCCTCTTAAATTCATTAAGAGTCTTCCCGGGTGGATATTACTGATTCTAATCTTTGCATTTCTAAACAAAGCTGTCTTTTCTTTTCTTGCACGAGCTACAATATACTCTTGAACTCCAAGTTTTGCATTTAATATTTCATAAGTAATATAAGAATAAATGTATTTTTCAAACAACTTGTTAACGCTTATTAGAGAGTCATCTCCTCCTTCCATTCCGTCTGAAACATACTCAAGAATACAAGATTCTCCTGCCATACTTGAATCAAAGTTAATTACACCTGCTTTTTTATCAACATTGAAAGTAGGATTAAAATTAGCTGTTTCTGTATTTAAACCAAACCTATCTCCAATTCCTAATTCAAAATACCAATCTCCATCATAACACCAACCTTCCATTCCGTTGTATGGATTTCCTTGGTTTAGATAAATACTTTTTTTCAATTTTGTAAGCCTATCAAAATCAATGTTTGAGTATTGAGGTTCAAGTATGTTTCCGTTTTGGTCAAAAAGAATATTTCCTTGATTGTCTTGCAAATACGCTTTTGATGATAATGTTTGAATGTTTTCAGTTAACGGTCTTAACCAACCATTTCTATATAGAGAAATACGAACCCAATTTACATAGTCAGAAGGAAGTACAAATCGTAAAGAATCAGCAACACTAAGTTCTAAAACTTTTACTTCTTTGAATGCGTCATAATTAAGCTCTTGAATAGCACGTTTTGCGTGAAATAAAATCTTATAACGCTCTTCGTTGTTTACTAAAGAATGGTTTCCGTAATACATCAACATATAGTTGTTTACTATGTCTTCAAGACTAACATACTGATAAGAACCCCAATTCGCATCTTGCGGTGGATTTCCATTGTTATCATAGTATTGATATTGTGATAAATACGCCATTTTATTCTATTTTTATTGTTGATTATTTTGTTGCTCTTGACCTATAGCAAACGCAGCAACCTCCGTTTCTCTAATAGACATTCCACAGTACTGAAGTATCTTCATAGTTAATCTGTACACATCTTCTTCAGGAAGTTCAAAGTCTTGATAATCAGGTTGTGATTGGTCGAAAACAGGCTCTCCATTTGCTAATGTAATATAAGTCCATTTTGGAGGTAGTGGGTGTCTAAAATAAACACACTCTACTTTTCCCTTTGCATTTATGGTAGTAGGGAATAGTTTTATTTTATCAGCTTCTAATGTATATGCAGGAAATAAAATAGACGGTTTTGTGAGTAAAGAGTTGTTAAGTGTTGTTATTTTTCCAACACTTACTTTTTCAGCTTCTTTAGCTTGAGAAGAAAATATTACATATCCCTGAGAAGTTGTTGGAAATATATCTGCTGTCAGTATTATTGTGTTATTAGAAACAACAGCAACAACATTAGCAACAGCATCAGTTGAAGTATTAACTACAATGTCTCCTTCTGTTATTCCATCTGATAAAAATGTTGCAGTCGTATCTTGAAGACCATTTATCACTACTGATGAAGTATTTCCTGAAGTTATTTCTTTTGTATGACATAACATTTTAAGAATATAATATGCAGTATCTCCTGTAGTTGTAACTGAAGGAGCACTATAAATATTTCCCGAAATATGAGATAGGAATTTAGTAACTAAGAATGTCTCTACTGTTTCAGCCAAGGGACCTTCAACTTCTGCATAATCGCTACCCGCTGCACGGGCATTCTCCATATTTATAGCTCTATTGTAGCTACTGAAGTAATCTTCAAATATCTCCATTTGTGCATTAACAGCATATAAATTGAAATCTGACGGAGAAATATATCCATAATTGTTCTTATTTAGAACGGATAAGACTGTATTTCTAACTTCGTTTATCATTTTAAATCTTTTTTACAAATATACATAAAAAAAGCACAGAAATAAATCTGTGCTATTTTCGACTAAGGACACCTCAATCCTATCTAAACTATTCATTAAGAATAGCTTCCAACATTTTTAATGAGTCTAATCCTTCATCACTTTGTAGATAATGACCTGTCATTTCATAAGGGTCTTCCCCGTATGGTACAGACAGCATTTTCTTCTTATTAGTAGAAGTATTAAACCAAACTTCTTTGTCGTTATTTCTCAAGGCTAACAATCTATTCTCAAAGAATAAACGAACTCTTGCTTGAAATTGAAGTTCAGGGTCATTTAATATATTCAAGAAATCTCTCGGCTCTGATTTAGCATAAACTAAAATGTCTCGTTTTAGTATTTCTGTTGGAACAACAGAAGGGTCTTTGCCAAACATAACTCGTGTAAGAGTTTCAATTTGTTCAATAGAAAGTTCTCTTGCAGCAATTAAAGCGTCAATTTCTACGTTCATATCTGCAACTTCTTCTCCTGCTTCTTTTTGCTCATCTACTTCTGCAAACACAACTCCGTTTAAAGGGTGGTAATGAAGAAATTCCTGCAATACAGGGTTAGTTCTTGAAACTGATAAAAATCCGTCTTCAAAGATAATTGGCTCCATAATAGCATTTCCATCTTGCTCGTCCTCAAAAGGCGATTTTTG